TTGTTTATGTCTGCGCCTGCTGGTTCAGGCACTTCTGGTAATTTGGTTATTGCAACCGATTCAACTGGTACATACAATACGATTGAGTTTGTAACTGGTGGTTTTGCAAAAGGCAAATCAAATTCAAATGTAAAAATTACCTCTGCTACATCAGCAACATCAAACATTACTGGTTCTTTACAAGTAGTTGGTGGTGTTGGTGTTAAAGGTAATGTGGCCACAGACGGTGTTATTTTTGCTGACGGCACAAGACAAACAACAGCTGCTTCTGGTGGCGGTGCAACCCTTGGTGATGTATTAGCACTCTCAATCGCATTAGGATAAAAAATGGCAAAACCAAAATCAAGAGCAGAACTCGCACTCTATTGTAAAAGAAAACTTGGTTTTCCCGTTATTGATATTAACGTGGATGATGACCAAGTAGAAGACCGCATAGACGAAGCATTACAATTCTTTGAAGATTACCACTTTGATGGTACTGAAAAAATTTATATGAAACACCAACTTACGGCAGCGGACATTAATCGCCGTTGGATTTACGCACCTGATGCCGTTACATTTGTAACTGGTGTGTTTCCATTTGATGCTTCAAATGCTTCGGTCAATATGTTTGACTTGCGTTATCAATTACGACTGCATGACCTCTACGACTTCACATCAGTAAGTTATGTTTCGTATGAAATTACTATGCAACACATTCGTACCTTAAACCTATTGTTCTCTGGCACACCACAGTTTAGATTTAATCGTAAACAGAATAAAGTATTCCTTGATATTGATTGGGAAAGAGATATTCAACCTGGTCAATATGTTATTATTGAATGTTACCGCACATTGAATCCATCTTCAATTACTTTGACAGGAACTTGTGCAACAACAGCTAATGCAAATACAGTAGTTGGTACTGGTACAATTTTTGACCAAGAATTGTTAGAAAATGACTTTGTTAATTTTGGTTCACAGACATTACAGATTGCTAAAATTAATTCACCAACATCCATCACAGTTCGTGATCCGTTTACTGCCAATCAAAGCGGTGCAACAATGACTTCTGATGGTTATTCAGATATTTGGAACGATAGATTCTTAAAACAATATACTACTGCATTGATTAAATATCAATGGGGTTCCAATCTTTCTAAATTTGCTGGCATACAATTGCCAGGTGGTGTAACACTTGATGGCCCTCGCATTATGCAAGAAGCACAGGCCGAGATTGATAAGCTAGAGGAACAAATGCACGTTATTAATGTGTTACCTGGCGAGATTATGATGGGTTAATGATGAATGTCTACCAACTTTTACTTCAATAATTTTCCAATAAATCAAGTTACCAGTGAGCAATTACTGGTGGAAGACCTTGTCATTGAGGCTATGCAAATCAATGGCATGGATGTTTATTATCTTCCAAGAGCAAGTCGTAATCAAGTTGATATGTTATATGGTGAAGATACATTAAAAGAATACATAAAAGCATATTCTATTGAAATGTATTTGGAAGATGTTACTGGCATGGAGGGTGAAGGCGATTTTATGTCCAAATTTGGACTAGAAATTCGAGATGAAATGACTCTTTTAATTTCTCGCCGTAGATTTCAATACACAGTAGAATCACATCGCCCGTATGAAGGAGATTTAATTTATGTTCCTTTATTACAAAACTTTTTTGAAATTACCTTTGTAGAACACGAAAACAATCAGGCTATGTTTTATACATTAGGCCGTGGTCGTGGTGGTAATGTTTATGTTTATGCATTAAAAGTTAAACAGTTTGTATTTTCTAATGAACTTATTAACACAGGTATTGCTGAAATTGACAACCAAATTAGAGATTCATATCCAAGAACTCGTTTGACATTACAAGCTGGTGGTTCTGGTAATTACATAAATGACGAAATTGTATTTGTAAGTCCAGACAGTACCTATGCAAACAATACTGCTGAAGCTGTTGTTCATAATTCAGTAAATGGTTCTTCTGTTGATGTTTACAGAGTTCGTGGAACATTTACGGCAGGTACATTAATTGGCCAAACAAGTGGCGCATCACGGACATTAAATACTGTTTCTGATACTGTTACAATGGATAATGCATTTGAAGATGTTATTGACAATAATCGACTTGAGACCGAAGCTGATGCTATTCTTGATTTTACAGAACACAACCCATTTGGTGAAGCATAATGCTAGGTAATAAACACTTTTACAATAGAACAATTCGTAAAATTGTTGTGGCTTTTGGTACGATGTTTAATGATATTCAATTAACTCGTTATTCAAAAGATGGGTTAACTGCATATGAAACCACTAAAGTTCCATTATCATATGGTGCAAAAGAAAAATACTTAACTCGCATCACTTCTGACCCAACACTTACTAAATCAATAGCAACAACTTTACCTCGTATGAGTTTTGATTTGGCTGGCATGAGTTACGATACTAGCCGTAAGCAACAAAGCACTCTACAAAATTTTGCGCCTAACACTAGTACCGGTTTAAAAACACAATATGTACCAATACCTTATAATTTTGATTTTAATTTATCAATCTATGTAAGAAATACAGAAGATGGTACACAAATTTTAGAACAAATTTTACCATTTTTTACTCCTGATTTTACTGTTACAGTAAACTTTATTAATGAGATGGGTCGAACACATGATTTGCCTGTTATTTTAAACTCAGTTTCACCTGAAGTAGATTATGAAGGTGATATGATGACTACTAGAGTAATTATGTGGAATTTAACATTTACTGTTAAAGGTATGATTTGGCCTCCAGTTGTGTCTGATTCTACTCAAAAATATATTAGAATTGCCAATGCTAGTATATCAACAGATAATAGAAACTTAGATGCTCAAAAAGTTTTTGTTGATAAAGCAAATGGAACTGGTGTATATACCACTACTGAAAATATTGTTGTTACCAAACGAGGAGTTACTGGTAATGTAATCTATTGGAGTAATAATTCAACAGGTACATTAATTGTTGGAGATTTGAATAAAAATTTATATGCCAATGATATTGTTCAAGGTGTATATACAAATGCAACATACAAAATTGTTACAGTTGATAATGCTCCAGTTAAAGATTTAATTATTACCGTGAAACCTAACCCAAATAATGCGTTGCCAAACTCGGCATACGGATTTGAAGAAACATTTACTGAATTTCCATATACATTATTATGAGCAAAGTTAACGATAGCCTATCTGAAATTTTTGATGTTGAACCTTTGGAAAACCCAAAGTTATTGCCTGCAATAAGAGTGACTACTGATATTGTTGTTTCCAACGATGATGTTGATGCTGATGCTGCTTTGGCAAGAAGTAACATCAAAGGATTACTAGATAAAGGTGGTGTTGCAATTGATAATCTATTATTGGTTGCACAGGAATCAGAACATCCAAGAGCGTATGAAGTTGCTGCTAATTTTATTAAAACTTTGGCAGACTTAAATAAAGACTTGTTGGAAATACAAAAACAAAAACAGAGTTTGAAACCACAAGAAATTACCACTCAATCCATTAATGTTGAGAAAGCGGTATTTGTGGGTTCAACGGCAAAATTACTTAAACAAATTAGAGAGAATAAATAGCATCATGGAAACATTAATACAACAACTTAAAGTAATTTTAGGTACCAACTTTGCGTTGTATCTAAAAAGCCACAACTATCATTGGAATATTGAAGGTTCAAATTTTCCACAATACCATGATTTCTTAAATGGTTTTTATACTGAAGTTTTTGCACAAACGGATCTTATTGCAGAACACATTCGATATTTGGATTCATATACACCAGGCTCAATGGAAAGGTTTCTTGAATTATCTGATATTAAAGAAGCTGTTGATGTTGTTCCTTCGGCTATGATGATGATGGCACAATTAAAAGAAGATAATGACCGATTCATTATTCATCTCCGTGCAGGCATTGCTGCGGCCAATCAAGCTGATGAGCCAGCAATATCTAACTTTTTACAAGACCTTTTAGGTACTCACCAAAAGAAAGCATGGATGTTGCGTAGTATTATAAAATAACACATAATGATTAATAATGGTTATAATGGTAATGCGAGTCTAAAACGAGCCGGTATAGAAATATCGTATACCGAAGAACAGATTTTAGAAGTAGCTAAATGTGCAGAAAATCCAATCTATTTTATTGATAACTACTGTTACATTGTAACACTAGACCACGGTATTCAGCCGTTTAAACTCTACGATTGCCAAAAAATAAAGATTAAATTAATCCATGAAAACCGCAAGGTTATTCTTATGGAAGGTCGTCAGCAAGGTAAAACAACCTCCGCAGCGGCCTACATCTTGTGGTACACATTGTTTCAAGAATCTAAGACTGTTGCTGTTCTTGCTAACAAAGCATCAACTGCTCGTGAGATTATGGCCCGATATCAATTGATGTTTGAACATTTGCCAACATGGATGCAACAAGGCATTAAAACATGGAACAAAGGTGACATTGAACTAGAGAATGGTTCAATTGTCTTTACTGCTGCCACAACCGCAGCAGGTATTCGTGGTAAGTCTGTAAACTTATTGTATATTGACGAAGCTGCAATTATTCCAAATACAGTTGCTGATGCGTTCTTTACTGCGGTATATCCAGTTATTTCTGCTGGTCAAACAACAAAGATTTTGATTACCTCAACACCACTCGGTTATAATCACTTTTGGAAATTTTGGAACGATGCAGTTAATGGCAACAATGACTTTGTGCCCATGTATATTCCTTATTGGGAAATACCTGGCAGAGATGAGAAATGGGCTCTTGAACAGAAACGACAACTAGGTGATTTAAAATACAACCAGGAAGTTCTATGCAAGTTCCTAGGTTCGTCCCTCACATTAGTCAACTCGGACACTATCGAATTTATGTCCACTTGTCCAACAGTCTATTCTAAAGATGGGTTAGATTTATATGAATACCCATTTAAAGGCGAAAGAGATGATGAGGAAAAGTTACTTGTTAAACCACACAGTTATGTTATTGTTGCCGATACTGCCAAAGGAGTTGGCGGCGACTATTCGGCTTTTGTTATTATAGATATTACTGAAATACCTTATAGGATGGTTGGTAAATTTAGAGATAACAAGATGGCACCAATGCTCTATCCAACCGTTATACATAAGGTAGCTAAAGATTTTAATAATGCTTATGTTTTAATTGAAACCAACTCAAGTGAACAAGTGGCGCACATTCTACATAATGAATTAGAATATGACAATATTGTTTATGTCAACCGAGATACAAAATCTGGCCAGGTGGTTTCAGGTGGTTTTGGTGGTGGCAAAACTCAATTTGGTGTAAATACCGATAAGAGAGTTAAACGCATTGGTTGTTTTACTTTCAAGTCTTTAGTTGAAGAAAAAAAATTACTAATTAATGATGCTGATACGATTTCAGAAATTTCAACATTCATTCAGGTAAGAGATAGTTATGAAGCAGACGAAGGTTACCATGATGATTTGGTAATGCCTTTGGTATTATTCAGTTGGTTGACAACGAATCCTTATTTCAAAGAAATGAGTGATATTAACATTCGTGAAGTGATGTACCAAACTAGAATTAAACAGATTGAGGAAGAAGTTGTTCCTTTTGGGTTTATGTTCAATGGTACAGAAGAAGAATATTCAGTTGAAGATGGAGATGTTTGGAAAGCAGACAGTCCAGAGAAACCTCAACTCCCACCAGGTTATTTAAGTTCAAATCTATAAAAAACTAAATAGTCTATAAAGAAAAAATTGACCCGTAAACTAAGGAGAAATCCATGGCATTTCAGCTATCACCTGGGATAAATGTATCAGAAATCGACCTGACAACAATTGTCCCTTCCGTTGCCACTTCAATTGGTGGCTTTGCTGGAATTTTCAATTGGGGTCCAGTTAGTGAAGTCGTTACCATTTCAGACGAGGTTCGCCTTGTCGACCGTTTTGGTAAACCAGACACAACAAATTATGAATACTGGTTCTCAGCTGCAAACTTCCTTGCATATTCCAATAATATTAAAGTAGTTCGTGCTGCAAACACAACTTCAACATTAAACGCTACCGCCAACGGTACGGGTGTGTTGATTAAAAATACAGACGACTATGTTGCAAATCGTGAGACCGCAACAAATACAGCATACGGCCCTTTTGGTTCCCGTTACGCTGGCGCACTAGGTAATTCTTTGCGTATTTCTATTTGTCCAAGTTCACAGGCATATTCATCTAACTTGTCCGTTACAGATTCGATTACTGTAACTCGTTCAGGTACAAGTAATACTTCTGTTGATGTTACCGGTGGTTCACCAGTTGCTAACGTATATGTTGGCGATTTAATTTCATTCGACAATGGCACATCTTATGTTCGCACAACGAATGTTGGTGCAACATTTATCAATGTGGCATCTGCTGTAGCTATTACTGCTGGTTCACCAATCTTGCGTAAATGGCAATATGCTGCTGAGTTTGGTGTTGCTCCAGGCACATCAGATTATACCTCAGTTCGCACAGGCTTAGGTGATGAAATGCATATTATTGTTGTTGATGAAGATGGTAAATTTTCAGCTACAGCAAATACTGTTCTTGAAAAATATGCTTTCGTTTCTAAAGCATCTGATGCTATCAATAATAGTGGTTCGTCAACATATTACAAAACAGTTATCAATAGCCAGTCCCGTTATGTTTGGTGGTTAACTCATCAACCAGGTGGTACAAATTGGGGAAATACTGCTCAAGGTATTGCCTTTACAAATATCAACACACCATTTTCTGCTTCTATGGCAGCTGGTGCAGATGGTTCAATTGGCACAAATGATATTGTTACTGCTTATCAGTTGTTTGCTAATCCAGACTATATTGATGTTTCATTACTCGTGTCTGGTCCAGGCAATTCAACTGTTGCATCAAGTTTAATTTCTTTGGCTGAAGGTCGTAAAGATTGCTTAGCATTCATTTCGCCTACTAAAGCTTCAGTTGTAAATAATGCAGGCTACGAAGCAACAAGCGTT